TTCAACGTGCCAGTCATCGTGTCGCCGACTGTCGCTACACGACTATTTCGTTGGGTATCTACATAAGACTTCGTAGCAGCGTCGGTTGTGTTGATCGGACTTTGTAGGTTGTTGATCCGGTTGGTGTTCATGTTGATGGCGCCGGTCATGGTCGCCGTGCCATCCAGCCTTAGGTATTCAGAGAACTTCGCTATCAGGTCGAACTGGTTACCTAAGGTGCCGTTGATCGTGCCCCAGGTTGCGGTCGCCGCCGCACCACTTACCGCAGTATCCACATAGATCTTTCGAGCTGCATCACCAGTAGCCGTTGGATTAGCCAGGTTGGTGATTTTGCTGCCGCCCATCGACAAGGCGCCTGTCATCGTTCCACCTAAAAGAGGCAGCTTCGAGTTGAGCGAGTTGTTCAAGTCCGTCTGGTTAGAGAGGGTACCGGTTACCTGTCCCCAAACTGCGGTACCAACCGATCCGATAGGAGCGAAGCCTGCATCTACCTCACCTTTTCGTATGGCGTGGTTGGCATTAGTAGCCGCGACGGATAGGGCGAGGCTGCCACCAGCCATTATCACATTAGTGCCGCCGCCTGTGTCGAACCAGTATGCGGCCAGCGCGTCGTTGTTCGGGGAGAAGTTTAAAGTAGTAGCCCCGAGGAAGTTAGTCGTCCACAGCTTAATGTCCTCAAGACCGCCAGCGCCTGTGAACTTCATCGTAGTGCTGATACCCAACTCACCCTGCATCGTGCCACCGGTTAGAGGAAGGTACAGGTTTAGAGCTGCAACCAGATCCGCCTGATTAGTCAGCGTTCCTGTGATGTTTCCCCATACCGATCCACCAACCAGGCCGTCGACATACGACTTGTTAGCCGCTTCGTTACCGACCGTAGGTGTGGCTACACCCCCGATGATGTTGTTGTTCATATTCAACGTGCCGGTCATGGACCCGCCCGCGGTATTCAACTTGGCGTTTAAAGCATTTTGCAAATCCGTTTGATCGGACAGAGTACCAGCGATGCCGCCCCATATTGCCGTACCGCCAGCACCAGGAAAGATCACCGAATCGGTAACCGTGTTGATCTGCCAAAGGGGTACATCAACTCCGCCTTCCCTTTGATTAATCTGCCAGAGTAGAGGATCAGCGACGTCGACCCATATCATTCCGTCAATGGCGTATAAAGGTGGGATGGTACCGAGATGCTGAGAGTGTAGAGCATCTTCGCCTTGGTTTAGGAGGTTAGCAAGCTCCGTTCCCGATACCGAGTTTGGATCAATTATCGACCACTTAAATTGTGACACTTTCTAACTCCTATGCAAGGCCAACCGCGAACCAGTTGGCTTGATTAACGTTGGCACCGGTGCGGACCGTGAAACTCGAATTGGTGATGTTCCACACGACCACCGTGGCGAAATCCGCTATACTCGCCCCCGCGGTAGCTGTCACCGTATACGCGTTACCTGAAAAGGTTGATGGGAAGTTAACTGTTGTGGGACCAGTACCTGTTGTCACCACTCGACCCCACTGGATTTTGATAGGTCCGATTATACGCCATCCGTTCTGGGCGTTGACACCGTCGCCTATCGAGTTGTTGTCGACATACCGCTTGTTCGCTGCGTCCAAGTTGTTTGTGGGATCTGCCAGTTGGGTGACTTTGTTCGTTGTGCCCATGTTCAAATTGCCCGACATGGTGCCGCCTGTCTTGTTCACCCGAAGGTTGTCGGCGGTGTCCACATAGGTTTTGTTCGCGGCGTCCGACAAGGACGTTGGGTTGCCCAAGGATCGGATTTGCTGCAAGCCCATGTTCAACTGGCCGGTCATGGCTCCACCGGTGAGGTCCAGCTTCCTGGAATCCAATTGATCGATGGCGCCTTGAACGTTGGTAGCCGTCAGGTTGGAACCGGCTGGGTTGTATGTCACGAAGAAGGCGTCAACCGTAGAGCTGAATTTCGCAGTGCCCGTAGTAATGGTACCCACCTGGGCATCACCTTCACCTGGACTGACGTACATATTGAGAAGCCAGAATTCTGGATCGGTTGTGTCCAACCACAACATACCCGGCACGGCGTAAGACGGTCTAACCGATCCACCATGCTGTGAGTGGAGAGCAGCCTCGCCTTGGTTCAACCTATCGGCAAGCTGGGTACCTGACGTCGTGTTGGGGTCGATTGTTTGCCATTGAAATTGTGACATTATGAAGTTGCTCCTATTGTGCCGGGTATCGCCAGTGTCGCCGCCGGCGCGATTTGTTGATAGCCATGACCGTTGGCGATCCAGTTGATTGTCTTAGTACCGACGAAGACTAATTCGACGATGAACGAGAACCTGGTAACCGATACCACTCGGGCCGAGTCTACGTTGTCTTGGTCCTGCAAGGTCAGCGATACGTTGGGTGGTAGGTAGAACGGTGAGGGGTCCCCGTTCTCATTCGTAAAGAACACCTCCACGTTAGCCGTCGCCGTGGTCAACGATCCGCTTGAAGTTCGACCTGGTTGGGATACCACCATGTTCGCTGACTCTATGATCGGCGTAGTGTCTCCTGCGTCCAGTGACCGAATGACTAACCGGAATGCAAACCGGGCGCCAGCTACATCACGCACGTTGAACGGCAGCCATGGAGACCAGAGGAACTCGTTCTCATTCAGTGGATCGATGTTAGCAAGTATCAACCAATCCGCCATGGTGAAACCGTCGTCACTAGCGAATTGGAATTCAGGAACCACTTCCCATTGATCGGAAAGGAAGCCACCCGTAATCTCACCTCGACCGACGATATTGTCGATGATTCGAGTGATGAAGCTGGACTCGAGTAATGACACCGACTCGAAGTAGTAATACGCCAATTGGGTGGGATCGATTACCTGAAGCTCGTTCGCTCCGTTAATAGTACAGTTTGTTTTAGGTCCACCCCAAGGCTGGCCAATCACGGTGTCCACTACCAAATTATTGTTGAGGTCGATAATGGTCGTGATGTATTTCGTTACAGGACCTTGATTGCCTGATGTATCGAAGGGTCGTATAAGGTACGTGCCCGTCCGTGCGTTCACCTTGGCGGTTGTATTGTTCCAGGCGATGGAGGTAACCAGGACGTTGGATCGTTCCCATGTTGCCGAACCGTCCACCTTCGGACTGAAGCGAATATCAAATCCGCCGATGTCCAGATCCGCTCGATTCGGAGACCAGTTGAGCAGCAACGTTTCCTGGAGAATCTCAACACGGAAGAAGTCAACTTCACGTGGGGGTGTGATATCACCGATTGGGAGGATCGCCGTCCAGGGTGACGTGTCAAGATCCTGCTTCAGGCCAGTAGGTCCGACCGCCAGCACTCGGAAGAAGTAGGCTACATCGACGATGTCCTGGCCGTTGGCTCCGGCGATAGGCACGTCTTTGAAGAAGTAGTACTCATTCTTGGAGACGGTCGCGTCCAGCTGCCAGGACTGTCCACGCCACACGTAGATTTGATATTGCGATGTGACCGACGAGTCGTTCTTTTCCCAAAACAGTCGGACGCTTGTGTAGGGTATCCGATCGATGTACAGGAAGTTGACTGAGCCGTCCGAGTTGATCGGCTCCTGCCGTACCTTAAGACCCGTGACGTGCGGAGGCGCGACGTCTCTGTCCGGCGCGATCTTCACGCTCCATGGTGGAATGGGCCCGGTATCAGCGGAGTAGATAGGGCGCGCCAGGTTGGTCAACGTTATCGTAGCGGTAAGATCCGGACCAGGTCTAACGTCCAGAACCAGGAAGTCATCGACTACGAAGTCTACGATCCCGTAGGAGAACAGGTCGCCGATGTCAGCGGTTATGCCGCCTGCGACCGTGACGGTGAATGGATCCACCTGGTTCGTTATCTCGTATGACTTAAGGGTGTTGCTGGTACCGTTCACCTCTCGCATACGGATGGAGTAGATACCCGGCGCGTTAGTGTCGAAGGGCTCTGATGCCGTGATGTTCTGGCCGCTAATACCGGTGACACGAGCCGGCGATCCTCCGATCTTGGCGATGTCTTGTTGGAGCTGTACGTAGTCACCGCGCTGGCAAACCAGATTCTCAAGATCCATGCTGATCGTGAAAGTCTCTTGACGAAGTATCGCCTGCGCCAGGTAGTAACGGCCGTCTCTCCATGCTTGGGTTGAGCGGGTAACACCGAAGAGCGGAATGTCTTCAAACTTATTTGAGTTCCCTGCGTCTTTACCGTCGGCGTAGACGATCACTTCCTTTTGCTGCCAATTGGCATCGGGGTCAACGAACTTGCAGCGAATGGCGTCCGGCGTGTCGATGAACGTCCGATTGCCGGAGAAACCCCACGAGTTGTGAGGCGTGATCAACTGGATAGGGACAGTGGGCTCAACGTCCCACGTCATGCGGTACACACCATCCTGGACGATCAACGCACCTCGAGCGGCGTTAGCCACCGACTTGGCGAGTTCCCATACAGTCGTTTGATAGTCGACGACCATGTCACACCGGAACATTGACTCATCGCTGTTCGGCGCCTTCTGGAAACAGAAGTTACCGAATTGTCGGAACGATTCCAGATCGATCTTGTCCATCTCGATAGGAGTAGGCGTAGCGGTACCAGTGAGAATATCCAAGATGATCCAGGCTGGACTAGAAGTAATGACCGTGTTGAATTGGCTTCCATTCCATACCGGGATTCTCGCGTTCGCCTGCATGTTGATCGTGCTGATCACACCGTTGAGCTGGTCGGTTGCTTTGACTCTCAGCTCCATAACGGTGTGAGGACGGTCGAACTCGAATGGCGCCTGATTGAGTATAGACCTAATAGCCGTCAACGTGCTGATGGACGCGCCGTAAAGTGAATCGTCCAAGTCAGGATCCGCGGTAGTTCGCTTTAACCGGAGCTCGTAAACCGCCGTCTCCGGGAAGTTCATCGTCATCATAACGGTGAAAGGCTGCGTAGTCTCGTCGCTAACCGTGAATGTGTACGGCGCGAATGTCAAAGCCGTGCCGGCGCTTGTGTAATCCGGGACGGGAGTGTATAAGCCTGTTCCCGCATTCACGCTATCTGGATTATCAAATCCAACAGGCTGCGAGTACTCGTATGGGACCGTGATCAAATCACCCAACAGCGGAGGCGAGATCGGGATGATAGCCGAAGGACCCGCAGGCACAAGCGAAGTGACCGTGTAGTTAGTACCGTTGATCCAGATAAGCGAGGCCGCAGGAATGTCTTGTGAGATAGTGCCAACCAACTCCTCCGATCCTTCGGGGAATCCGATCAAGGGGTTAGGCTGACCTGCCGCGTAAGTCGGATCGTAGTCGTCATCACCCCCGAACTCAGAGCCAATGAACAGGATCGTCGCGCCGTCCGCCGGATCACCTTCTGTTGGAAGCGACGTTGGGTTGCTACCGCCCTCATCAAGCTGTTGAAGAAATGCGCCGTAGTTGTAAGGACTTCCCCAGTTACCCCAACCAGAGTTGACTCGCACCTGGCGAGAGAAGTCGTAATCAATACTACCAAATCGCTGCCAGTCGACTTCACCCTCTTTGCGGAACTCAACGCTTAGGATAACCGACCGGACCAGCTTGTTGCCTTTCTTGCTCAGATCGAATAAACCCGTTGGGAAGGTGAAGTCGACTTGGGCACTGTCAGCCAGACCAGTTGAGCGTATGACTTCCTGCTGTGACTTCAACTCGACGCTGAAGTTCTCGGTGGATATATCCTTGGTGTATCTCGTCAAGGTGGATCCGTCCAGGACGTCTCTGCGAATATTGAATCCTAGCTCCTTATACTGACCGATAGGAGTCTCGCCGATTCGGATATCGTTGACGTTGATGTTGCCGTAACCGAGGTCCAGGAGCATGTACAGGTATTGGTCACGATCACCAACCGTCTGGATATACGGCTCCGCCAGATTGGCTGGCCAGATCCTGTGGCGACCATACACCCTGGTGACCGCGCCGTATGGGCGAGTAGAGTTACGCTGACCTTGAATCGACAAGGTGGGTGATTCGGTTCCGCCGCCTGACAGTGAGTCGGTGTTTAGACTCGGGGGTGGAAAGATTGCGTTGATCGCCAATGTGCCTGCGACCGAGATCGCGGCGGTGACGGCTAAGGTCGCCGTGACACCGGCACCCGCGCCAAGGATTAGGCCGGCGGCCCAAGGGGCGATAAAGGCGAGAGCGATAACCGCGATCAAGCGGAATATGTTTTTACCGCCTCCACCGTGAGCAACCGCAGCTATGAGTACGTGAGTACCGACGTCAGGCCTGTACTCCTCCCAAGTGCTTCGCTCAATGTGCATGCCTTCAACAAACACCTCGATATACTCGAGCATCTCGTATGGGACATCGACATCACGGACTAACTCTGCAACCGTCTTCGACTCGTTGTACGAAAGGATCTGCGTATCCTTATCGGATATCGCATGCGGACGAACTACTAACTGACCCATCGGTAAACTCCCTCAATTCTTCTGGCCCACTGGACGCTGTCGTATCTCTCCATGGCGGAGTTATGTCCAGGCAACGTGTGGATCATGTGATTCTGCGTCAATACCACGCCTACGTGGACGGGCATCCCTCTGATTCTGAATACCATCAAATCACCAGGCGCTCGGTCGTCGTAGTTGATATCGTCGAACTGTGTCTTATTATCTACGTACGCCTGATGCACACCCTTCAATTCCTCAACACTCTCATACGAGCCGTCAAGCTTTGGGATACGCTTACCAAATACACGATCCATGACCATGCAAGCAAGTCCCCAGCAATCGGATCCTTTCATGTCGCGACCTCTGTCCACGTATGGGATACCAATGAAATCGGATAAAGCGTGCATTAGAATAATCCTGGCGAGTTGTCGGGTGTGTATCGATCCCGGGGAAAGCGTTGGTTGAGAATGTCATTGGTGTATAACTCGCCTGAGACCTGGACGGCGTCATACGAGACATCGCGCAGGATCAGGTTGGTCAGCACCATCTCGGCTTCATTCGGACGGGAGTGCGCTATCAATGTCAGCGTCACTTCAGGCGGCGCGGTCAACTGGCGTATCTCGCTAATCAACTCGCGGTCCACGTTATCCATTATCAACTTGACTGAGGGTAGCTTCTCACCGTCTTCCGTATTCAATACGATGTTGAATGCCAGAGGCAGGTAGACTTGACCGTTAGCCGTAACCTCCACGTTGTTATTCACAAAGTGCTGGACGTCAGGTAGCAGGGTGATTGGGTTGATGTAATCCAGTTGAAGCAGGAAGAGGAACGCCTCTCCGCTCGATACCGAATTCATCTCCTCCAGTGAAGCTTGGTTGAAGTCACGACTCATGACATAGACTCCCACTGCATCGAGATCTTGTAGGTAGCACCGCCAACTTGCGATGTAGCCGGTGGACCTTTAAACCGCCAAACGGTGGGGAAGCCTGTGATAGGATCGTCGAAGTCAAACTCCAAGGTGCCGTTCTGCAATGTGATGTTGTAGAAGTCCAGGAAGATCGCGTAGTCAGCGTGAGGTACCCAAATCATACACTTCATATCCGTCATCGGTTGTGTAAACCGGCGGCGTTGTTTGATCGGACCCGTTTCCACATTGGTTCGGATATTCGTGTTCTGCTGTGATTGTCCGAACTCCCCAGTTTGTAAGAACTGCTGAAGTCCTGGTGGCCATGTTTCTGCCATGATCTATCTCCCTTTCCGCGATAGCCCGAAGCTACTGTTGAGTGACTTGTCGAATGAGCCATTACCCAAACCTTGGTTGACAGCCTTCGATATCATCACGTCTATTGTCATGCCGTCGGATGAAGTCGTTACCTCAGCCTCGTTTCCGGACTCGTTAATGATGTTGACGGTTACACCCCCGCCGCCACTCGCCTGGACACCGAGCTTACCGCCTTTGCCTCGCGTAAGCGGCATGATCGCCTCAGGTCCCGCCTCACCCATGAGGCCTGCGCCGTTCTTCATTGGGAAGACTGTCGGGCTGCTGACCACACCGCCTTTCGCGAAGGCAGTCATATTGCCATTCGACATGACGGCGCCATTCGCTGCAGGCGATAGCATCCCCGGGAACGCGCTAGTCAATGCGTTCATGATCTGCGTCTGGATAATGAGCTTGGCCAGATCCGCCAGGATGGATTCGGTCATATCCGAGAATGACTGCTCGCCTGTCAACGCGAAGTCAACGAACGCGGAGGACATTGCGCCGGCTGTTTTACGTGCCGCATCGGCGACCGCCTGCAGTTCCGCCGATGTCTTCGTGCCTCCTTCCTTGGCGGCCTTAGGCATGCCTTGGAATAGTGACCGCTGGACTTCGGCTAACTCTTCGTCCATCAACCCGAGGTCGGCTATAATCTTGGTCAACCAGAGCTCGTACTCTTTCAGGCCGATGGCGCCGGTTAGATATGCGTCGGCTAATACCTCGATTGATTCCTTGGCGCCCATTAACTCGGGTTGCGTGAGCTTCAAGAACTCCAGATGAGCGGCTTGCTTTACGCGAAGTGTCTCGGCGGCTTCGGCGGCTCGTAGGTCAGCCTCCGCCTGTTCGTCCGTCGCGCCAGCTGCAACCAGGAGATGGTACTTCTCCAAAGCTATATTGATCTGGGTCTGGCGTTGTTCCTGTTCCGTGAGGTTCTTGTTCAACAATGTTTGAGCGGCCGCCCGCACGTCTCCGTCGGCCATCATGTCTTTGGTTATCTTAAGGAGTTTCTGCTCCTCTAGGATCAATGCCCTCATCGGTATCGCGGCAGCGTCAAGAGCTTCCTCTAACTCTTCAACCGTCTTCGCCCCTTTGCCTATCTCTTCACGAGGTATGACGTCGAGCTGTCGAGCCAATTCAACAAATACCGCCAAGCCTTTATTCAGCTTGCTCGCGAACACTTCACTCAATTCGCCTAACGCATCTTGTAATGCTTCGGCTCCTCGAACGGTGTCGTCTTCCAGGATGCCGCCTAGTTCCTTAGCTCGGTTGCGGAATTCCTGGAGACCAATGGATCCTTTGCGTAAGAGGTTGACCAAGGCTGCGCCTTCGGTGTCAAACGCTTTAAACGCCAATCGCAATTGTTCTTGGGAATCCTCGGTATTCGCTATGACATCGGCGTAGTCGTTCAACACATCGCCCAACACTCGAGTTCGGCCTTGAGCGTTCTGCGTTTCAATGCCGTATTCCTTGAAGACCTTCGCCAGGACACCAGTCCCTTTGGCGGCTTCACCTACACGACGTGAGAAACGTTGAAGGCCGACGTCCAGGTTCCTGACATCAACGCCTGCCTGACCGGCTGCGAATCGTAGTTCCTGGAGTTCGGAGATACCGACGCCAATCTTATCGGCCGTCTTGCCGATCTCATCAGCTGCCCTAATCTGGCTTTTGATGAAGACGCCAACTGCGGCCGCGGCTGCGGCGAATGCGAGTGCACCTTTAGCGAGGGTTTTGCCGACGTCTGCGACTGATAGGCTTGTCTTCTTGCTTTGCTTGCTGGTTTCGTCCAGGCTTTTGTCCAGCTTGTCTAACTCGCGTTGAGCCGACTTGCTGTCCACCGTGATCTTGATTTCCGCTTCTCTGGCCACGACTAATCACCTCTTCTTTCTGTATACGTAACATCGAAGAGATAATCTTTATGAACATCTCAGCGGATCCTAGTAGATCAACTACTGCCGAGTATTCAATTATCTCCCCAATGCGTGGGGGTTCGCCTCCACTGGTTAGGACTAAATAATGCCTGTAGTAGTAGTCGACTTCACCATCTACTTCGGGCTTAAAGTCCAGGGGCGTGGGTTGCCCCTTCTTCTTCAACCGCTCCCAAAACTTTAAGCGGGTGCCGTGCTCAATTTCCCATCTGAAGGCGTCAAGGACTTTTTTACTGAAAGTTCCTGAGAGCGATGAAAGAAGTTAGACTCCATCATCGCGTTGCGCATTATAAATTCATACGCATACTCATCATCGCGGAGTAGAGACATCGCGTTCTCGACGGTGTACTCAATCTCCTGGTCTTCAATATTAAAGTTGGACCAACCAACCAGGATCGTACCGGGGATAGAACGTACATTCACCTCCCGGTAATCCTCGTCGGTCAACTCTTCGCGGCCCGTCTCGATCTTGATCTCTCCAATCGCCTTTTGTGTAGCTGCGATATGGATTGCTGAAGACGATCGGGCAATCTCCAATATGACACCGAAGAAATCCTTTTCCACGGTCTTTACGGCGTTTACTATTTTCATGCTTACCTCTTAAGCCGGAATGATATCGAACTGGAGAGTGTAATCATACGTTGGATCACGTAACGCGCGGAACGTACCATTCTGCATCATGAACTCGTCTTTCCCGGGGATAGGTTCCTCAAGAGTTTCGAATTTGCAGTAAGGCATGCTCATCACGATCGTGTTACCAACCGCATCCACCAGTGCAATGGAGAGTGAGAACGACTGCGATGCCCGGAAGAGGTTGTACGCCGAAAGATCTTCGAAGTAAATCTCAATGTCACCTGTTGGATCCAAGGTGAAGCTCGCCAGATCAATGGCGCCGAGTGTACCAATCGCTTTAGCCGGATTGATGTTGTTGTTGATAGACAGGTTCAACGTCATGAACTCAGTAGAGACCGGAAGGCCTGTTACTTCGATCGACGCCACGCTTGTCACGGAGTTCATTAACGAGTAAGATGCTACATCGGTAATCGTCTCACCCGCGATTGGCGTGATAGTCCCTTCGCTTGTCAAACCAATGATGTCCATGGAGCCGGTGAGAATTGCCGCCGTCTCGTAGTTGAATACCATCTGGCCGATCTCGCATCCTCGGAAGTAGAAGATACTCTCAACACCGCCGGAAGGCTCAACGCTCTTACGGAACGAGTATGTCTGAGCTGCTTCGGCTCCGTTGCGATATGACGCGGCATCGAATGAGACTGCGTCGCCTGCACCCACTGTTACCAGGTTGACGTCCGTCACGATCAGGTCGGTCGCGGTGGAGGACACCACTTGCTTCGGACCATTGTTAGCGGCGTCGGTGAATCCGCTCACGTTCACGAACATGTTAGGCGTGAGAGTGGAGAAGTCCACGGCGCCAGACGTCGTATAGGTATTGGTTCCCGAAGTGACTGAGACATCACTGCCGGACACATTGAGAACCGTCGGTGCGAGACCTTGGAGCAATGCGACTAGGAATGGAGACCACGCTTCGAATGTTAACTCGAAGGGGGTGGATCCGGTTGAGTCTTCGTCAACGGCAATCAAGTCGTCGGTTTGTCGGTCATTACGAATGGCTTCAGAAACCGCGGTTGCGATTTGGGTCTGAAGACCGTTACCCGTAACCGGCAACGACTGGAAAGTCGGTGTGACTGGGGTAGTACCAGGAGTTACCTCCTCGACATACGCCAGGTCCGTGCGGTTTGTTGAAGTTACCATTTGTGTATCCTCTCGCTAAGTAGCTTGAAATGGGATTGTTACGTTCATCTGAAACCAGTCGTTGCCGTCATCACCGATACGAAGAGTCTCACCAGCATAAAACCAGAGAGTGCTATTCACACCGAGATGCTTGTTCTCAAATATAGCGAGAAACTCATCGGCAAGTTCTTGGCTCAGTCTTGAACCTGTGTTGAGCAGCGTGAATATCTGCAACGATAAAATACCGTTGCGGGTCACGCCGTTCGGATCTGTTCCAAGAGTCCTGTTCTCACTATCAACCGGGATAATGATGAACCGAACCCATGGGTATTTTTGTGTTTCTTGAGGCACGTTGTCGTATGCGACGGTAGACGTACCGATCCATTGAGCTTCCATCGTACTCTGGAGGAGCTGCTCAATTTCTTCGTAGGTCATCGTCATTAGAACTTCTCCTTTTTAGCTTCTAGGCCTAAGCTCTTTTCAGCAAACTTCCTGGCGCCTGCAACCGAGATCTCAACAAAGGCTATCGGGGCTTTATCGCTCCAGCCGTCATTCAGCTTGGTCATGTAATCTATGTTCGACACCACAAAGTTGGGGTTGCCAAACTCAGTTCTCTGTAACGAACCTGGTCGGTTGAGCGGGTACGTCTTTTCACCTGGGGGTGGAACTTCATTAGACGGCTTCTTCGCCGTGGCGATCCAGGATGCTTGCGCTCGGCCGGTATCCTTAGGCGTGATATTAACCAGACGATTCCAGAGGTCGAGTGTAGTCTTGCGCTGGGCCTCCTCAACGAACTTCTCAATGCCGTCGATAGTGGACCGAATAAATGCGCCATCAAATTCAACGCTCATGTGTCATTACCTCGTCTAGCGTACACGTCCCATGATGCGTCCGCTGGATCCTCTTTTACTTTGTAGACCGTAAACTCCTTCGTCGTCTCGACTGTCAAGTAGTCATTCGGCTTTGGTTCCAATGACAACTCATTCTGCAATATCGTAATGACCACGTCGGTCGGTCTTACGTTACTATCGACAAGTTGTAAGGTCGTAGGATCGTTGAACACACCTCGGCTAAACGCTGATGTGTCTACCGTATCCACGACTCCTGTAACCGTGTTGTACTGACTATTGCCTCGACTGGTGAATTCAAATAGCTTGACCGCGTCCGCCAGATCCGTATCGAAGGCAATCCCCAAATCGGTTTGTATGTCGTCGCGCAGTCCCATTATCGTCTAACCAGTGGCTTAACTACCGCAGAGCCTTGAGTCAGTGAACAGTATCCACCAACCAGTGACGTGACTTCGGGGAATGGATCTTTCCATGTTCCCGTTGCAGACACCGCGTATGATTTCTTTGAGCTAACCGATCCAGCCGCAACATCAACCGATGCTAGTGGACCTAATCCGTCTTGGCGCTCCCACAATGATTCGCTCAATTGCGCGTTAGCCAATAGGCTGTTACCCTCTATCAATGCTTCCGGTGGGTTGGCTTGATCCGGTACTATGCAGAGATAAGTGGCGTCCATATACAATTTGCCCTGGACGAGAGCGGATTCCTTTTCTTCAGACGTTGCCGAATCCCAAGGCTCAACTGTCCCTAGGATCACATCGGCCTCCGCAACGGTGGCGTATGGTGTTACACTGGACAAAGCCATTATTCAACTCCCTTAACGAAGAAACGGCCGAGACCTCTTTGAAGTCCGGCCGCTTGTTTTGTGAATTTCATGAGAATCAGGTTAGCCCCAACTACGAGCCGTCCAACTCTCCGATGGTTTTGCCTTTAGCGGGCTTTTTCAAACTAGGCTTCTCAACCTTCTCAGCGGCTTTCTTCTTCTCCGCCTTCGCGCCTTCGGTTCGTGTCCAACCACCCTTTTCCATCGATGCTACCTGATGGATTGTGCAGTTACACTGTTTTCCGTCTTTGTATAATGTTGGCATTTCGTTTCTCTCCCGAGAGTGTTAAAAAGCGGGGGCCTGCGGAAGCACCCCCTAACCAAGAGCGGCGACTCTTAGAACTCGCGGAGCAGAGTCATGCGGCGTGGATCGTAAGCCGCGGCACCAACCAGGACGTCCAGAGACAGAGTCTCTTTCTTCGTGGTCATGTCGTAACCCTGTACTACTCGAATCGAGAAGCCGTTCGCGCTGACTACGCTTGAGGGCTTATCGGAAGGAGCATCCAACATTGGCATTGCGAAGCCGAGTGAACGGTCGTCCATGATCACACCGCGGCTCAACAGGTTGGTGGCACCAGAACCGATGACCGTAACGGCGGAACCGTCGGGGACAATCTCGGTGATGGGATCAACCAGTGGGATTGCGGTGGCGCCTGCCAATACCTGGCTGGCCACTTTCAATGGACGTCGTACGCC